GAACAATAGCATTGGCAGTATAATGGCAAGATTAAAAGTACACGGATATGAAAGTTTAGTAAGAGATACTAGATCAAATGGTATCGTCAATACAAATACAACTGAATATCAAATGTATATGAGTAGAGTGAGAGCGAGAGAGAAACAAGGTGATGAAATAAGAAATGCTGTAAAGGAAATAAATAATTTAAAAGCAGAATTAAGAGAAATCAAAGACTTAATTAAGGGAGTAGTAAAGAAGTAAAATGGCCATAAGAAATGTAGCAACGTCAGATACTTTAGAAACGTTTAGAACCACGTTTAACAGTTTAGGTACTGATGTAGGTAATTTAGAAAGTTTATCTACTACTGATAAATCATCTATTGTTGCTGCTGTAAATGAAGCTTTAGGAGCGACATTTACTTTTACATTAAGAGATTCAACTTCTTCAGTACAAACAATATCAGGTAATGATACGTTAAACGTTGTAGGTTCAGGTGGTATTACAGCAACAGTAAGTGCAACGGATACATTAACCATTGCCGCTGACTCATCTATTGTAACTTTATCTGGTTCGCAAGTTTTAACAAACAAAACACTTACAAGTGCTGTTTTAAATACAGGTGTTTCTGGTACAGCAATACTTGATGAAGATACCCTATCAAGTAATAGTGATACTCAATTGGCCACTCAACAATCTATTAAGGCCTATGTTGATAATCAAATTTCAGGTATTTCAACTGTTTTAACTGTAAGAGATGATTCTTCTACAACGGACAACGTTACTATAGGAACAGATACATTAAGTTTTGCTGGTGGAACAGGTATTACATCTGTTGTTACTGATAATACAGTTACATTTAACATAGATAGTACAGTAGCAACACTTACAGGTTCGCAAGTTTTAACAAACAAAACAATTAATAGTTCATCTAATACACTTACAATAAGTGGTTCAGAAGCAACATTATCAAACATAGGAAATGCTTCACTTACAAATTCAAGTTTTACACTTAATGGTGTTACAATTAATTTAGGCGATACAACTTCGATTGTTGCTGGTACAGACTGGCAAACAGGTGTTGTCGCAGATGGTTCTACGGTAACAGCTGCAGCCGCTGGTGAAGGATACTTTATAGATACAACTTCATTTGCTCATACAGTACAGTTACCTGCGTCACCTACAATTGGTGATGAAATAAGTTTTATTGATGTTGCAGGTACATTTGATACAAATAACTTAACAGTTGATAGAAATGGCAAACCTATACAAGGTTCTGCGACAGATTTGACTGTGGCAGTTGAAAGAGCCGCATTTACTTTAGTGTTTTATAATGATACTCAAGGTTGGGTATTAAAACAAAAATAGTGTTTATTATATTAATAAATAGTATAAAAGAGAGAAAAAATGCCAGAATATAAAAGTATAAAAGGTCTTACAATACAAGAAGTTGCAAGTGATCCACCAGCGCCAATTGAAGGCCAAGTGTGGTACAATACTACTACTAGTGCTTTAAAAGGATATATTAATAATCCTGGAAGTTGGGCTACCGCTAATGATGTAAATACTGGAAGATATTCTATGATGGGTACTGGAACTCAAACTGCTGGATTAATTGCTGGTGGATTAGGTGCACCCACCGGTCAAACAGAAACTTATAATGGAACAAGTTGGACTGAAGTAAATGATATGAATACGACAAGATACAACATGGGTGGGGATGGTACTCAAACAGACACTTTATTTTTTGGAGGTCAAACACCACCTACTGTAGCATTAACTGAATCCTGGAACGGTACCAATTGGACAGAAGTGAATGATTTAAATACAGCAAAATACCATTTAGCGGGAGCAGGTAATTCAACAGCAGCTTTAGCTTTTGGTGGTTTTTTTCCTCTTTTAGCCGAAACAGAAACTTGGAACGGTACCAATTGGACTGAAGTCAATAACTTAAATACTGCTAGAGCTTATGTAAGAGGATGTGGTACTAATACAGCTGCTTTAGCTGTTGGAGGAAATGAACCTCCTACTGAAAGAGCGACAGAATCTTGGAATGGTACAAATTGGACAACAGTAGGAAGTTTAAATAGTCCTGGTAGTAGACATAGAGCAACAGCTGGAACACAAACAGCTGCTTTAGCGATGGGTGGTAGACCTGGTGGATCTCGTAGTACAGAATCTTGGAATGGTACAAGCTGGACCGTAGAAAATGATTTGAATGATGTGAAAACACTACACGGTGGCGATGGATCTTCAACCTCTGCTTTTGTTGCAGCTGGAGATGAATCTCCCTTTACAAGCACAGAAGAATGGGACGCTGGCATTTCCACAAAAACATTTTCAACAGGATAAACCATGGCCGCATATAAAGAAATAAAAGGTATAAACATTCAGAAATTATCCGCAGATCCACCAGCGCCAATTGAAGGCCAAGTGTGGTATAACACTACAAGTGGGGCTTTAAAAGGATTAAAGTTTGCTGCTGGTGCCTGGGCTACAGCCAATTTAATGAATAATGAAAGAAAAAATTTAACAGGAGCTGGTCCTCAAACAGCAAGTGTAGTTTTTGGTGGTGTACCAGGTCCAGCAGGTGGTGGTAATGCTTTAACAGAAACTTATAATGGAACCAACTGGACAGAAGTCAATGATTTAAATACAGGAAGAGAGGGTCACGGAGGAGCAGGCGCTGATAATACATCTGCTTTAGCTTTTGGTGGAGAGGATGGGTCACCACCTGGTAGTACAGGTGCAACAGAATCTTGGAATGGAACTAACTGGACCGAAGTCAATGATTTAACTAATGCAAGAGGTCAATTTGCTTTAGCAGGATGTGGAACTCAAACAGCGGCTTTAGCTTTTGGTGGATATCCAATACCATCGTTTGAATTTACAGAATCTTGGAACGGAACTAATTGGACTGAAGTGAATGATTTGAATACGGGAAGATATAGACTAGCAGGAATTGGTACTCAAACAGCAGCTTTAGCTTTTGGTGGTGTTCCTGATAGTGCCAGCACAGAATTATGGAATGGAACAAATTGGACAATAGTAAATGATTTAAATACGGGAAGAAAAGAATTAGCGGGAGCGGGAGATACAACAGCAGGTTTAGCTTTTGGTGGCGACATATTTCCAAACGTATACAAAGCAGAAACTGAATCTTGGAATGGCACTAATTGGACAGAAGAGAATGATTTAAATACGGCAAGAGTCGCTCCAGCAGGTACTGGTACAGCAACTGCTGCTTTATGTTCTGGTGGATTTCCACCATTTACAACAGGCGCAACAGAAGAATTCACAGGTGGTGGCCCAACAACAGTTTCATTTGGTGACGCTTAAAAACTTATATAAATAAAATTATATTATAGCATATAAAATGCTTTGTAATGTAACAGATTATGAAAATTGATGGTTTGAATAAACAACTTTTCTTTTTACTGGCCTTACCACGTTCTGGCAATACCTTATTTGGTTCTTTAATGAATCAAAATCCCGACATTGGTGTAACCGCAAACTCTATTACTTTAGAGATAATGAAAGATGTTTTTTTACTAAAACAAACTGATGTATTTCAAAACTATCCTGACCATCAATCATTAGATAATGTATTAGATAATGTTTATAAAAACTATTATCAAAACTGGCCATACAAATATATTATTGATAGAGGTCCTGTATTTACTCCTGGCAATCAACTACTTGTTGAAAAACATCTAAAACAACCAATTAAATGTATTATTATATGGAGAGATTTATTAGATGTACTTGCGTCTTACATTAAATGGTTTGAAAATGAGCCATCTGCGTTCCCGAATAAATATGGTAAAAGAAACATTGAAGAAAAATTATGGATGCTAATGAATAACGAAGGTGCAATTGCAAAAGAATTAATTGCTATACAAAATGCTTTACAACCTGAAAATAGGTCAAAATGTCATTTTTTAAAATATAATGATTTGGTAACTAATTCTGAAAATGAAATTAGAAAAATATACTCATTTTTAGAAATACCTTACTTTAATCACAATTATAAATCCTTAAATCAGTTTAGTGTCAATGGTTTAAGTTATAATGATAATATTGTTGGAAATAAAATGCACACTATAAAAACTGAAATTAAAAAGGAAGATAATCCTTATAAATCAATGATACCTGAAAGTATCAGAAAGGCCTATGGTCATATTGTATTATGAAGTTTGAATGTATAAATCTAGGACAATCTATAATGAAATATCAAGTACCATATGATATTTTTATAACATTAAATGCTATTTACGAAAGTCAGTTTAAAAATCTACCATCAGCAAATAAAACGTTAGTAGGAAAGATACAAAACGAACACTCTATATACTACAATGGAGCAGATGAAACAAAAGTAAAAAGACACAACTTTTTACCTTACGATATAGTAAAATGGTTTGAAGATATATATAAACACTATTTAAATTATAATAAAATTCGTAAATATAAAACACATTTAAATTCAATATGGATAAATGAAATGAAACAACACGAATACAATCCCGCTCATATACATAGAGGTACTTTATATACAGGCCTTTCAAGTGTTATGATACTTAAATTACCAAATACTTATGGTGTAGAATATTCAGCATCCGAAACACCACAAAATGGTCGATTACAAATATTAGGTGCTGCCAATGGTCAATTTGCTAAAATAGATTATCAACCACCAATGGAAATAAGAGATTTTTATGTGTTTCCTTATGATATGCGACATTGTGTATATCCATTTAATGGAACACACCAAACACGAAGAACACTAGCAGCAAACTGTGACGTAGATTTTAATCCTGTAGAAAATCGAGGAGTTTAATAATGAACGATAATAACCAATTTAGATACTTTAAACAACCTACAATGATAACTGAACCTCGTTGGAAGTCTTATATTGTAGAAACCACAAAACCTATTTTTACACCTGAACAATGCCAAGATATTATTAATATGGGTCGTTCAATGCCACCACAAATGGGGCAAGTTGGTGGTGGAAAGGGTGGTGAAGTCAATACAAAAACAAGAACAAGTCATATTTCTTGGATACCTTTTGGTAAATTAGAACCAATGTATCGTAAATTAGAACAAGTAATGCACCAGACAAATCGAAATCATTTTGGATTTGAAGGAATGCAGTTAACGGAACAAGCACAATATACAGAATATCCTGAAGGTGGTTACTATCAATGGCACCAAGACAATGATGTCAATTGTCAACACGAACCACCAGTAAGAAAAATATCAATGACTTTATTGTTATCACACGAAAGTGAATTTGATGGTGGTGAATTAGAGTTATTAGCACCAGGTAAAAAGGCACCACTAAAACAAGGTCACGCTATTTTCTTTGCGTCTTTTATAAGTCATAGAGTAGCACCTGTAACAAGAGGATTAAGAAAGTCTTTAGTAGTATGGTTTGGAGGAACACCGTTTAAGTAATATGAGTCAATTATTAAAAGAACATTTTTTTCCTACAATTATCTATGGTAAAGATTTACAATTAGATAATCAAACTTTAGCTCATCACGTAATAGAATGGTCTAAAAAAGACAAAGGTGTTACAAGAACCAATATGAATGGTTGGCATTCAACAACAGATATGCACACAAAACCTGAATATAAACCTTTAGTAGATGAATTATATAAAATGCAATATGAAATCTATAATGAGGAATGGTTAGATAGTGAACCATTTTTAGGAAATATGTGGGCCAATATAAATTACTCTGGTGGATACAATAGACCTCACGTTCACCCTAATTGTTTATTTTCTGGTGTGTATTATATTAAAACACAACCAAACTGTGGGGAGTTAGTTGTTAATGATCCAAGACCTGGAATACAAACAATGATGCCAAATCGAAAAAATGGTAGAGATAAAATGTTTGAAATGCCTAGAGAATTATGGAGAGAAGCACATTTACAACCAATACAAGGAAGATTGATAATGTTTCCATCTTGGTTATGGCATTGTGTTGAACCAAATCGAACTAACGATATAAGAATATCTGTAAGTTTTAATTTTGTACAAAAAGGATTTAATATATGAACGAAGAATTTAAACAAAAAAAGTATCAAGTAATAAAAAATGCCATTTCATATGAATTAGCAAACTTTATTTTTAATTATCAGTTATTAAGACGAGATGCTGTTGACTTTATGTATAAACATAATATTACAGCCGACAATGGACATTATGGAACTTGGACTGATAAACAAGTACCAAATGTTTATTCAGAATATGGTAATGATGTAATGGAAACTTTAATGATGAAAGTTTTACCTGTTATGAAACAACAAACAGGATTAGATTTAGTACCTACTTATGCTTATACAAGAGTTTATGAAAAAGGTGCGATACTCAAAAGACATAAAGATAGACCAAGTTGTGAAATATCAACAACACTTAATCTAGGTGGTGATTTATGGCCTATCTATATTGATCCAACAGGTTCAAATAATGTTATAGATGAATATAAAAATATACACAAACCTAACGCACCCGCTGGAAATAGAGTTGATTTAGAACCTGGCGATATGTTAGTTTATAGTGGTTGTGAATTAGAACACTGGAGAGAACCGTTTGAGGGTAATCTATGTGGACAAGTATTCTTACATTATAATCACATAAATGGACCGTATGCACAAAGTAATCTATTTGATGGTAGACCTATGTTAGGGTTACCAGCATTCGTAAAAAACAACAATAAATAACTTATAAATAATAAAAAGTGAGGATATTATGGCTGAACAAACAAAACAAGATACATTAACAGTTGATGGTAAAAGTTACATTATTAGTGAATTACCATTAGATGTAAGAAATACAATTGTTGCTAGACAAGAAATACAACAATCTAAAGTAAGACACGAAATTGAATTAGAGAAGATTGAAGTATTAACTAATTACTATAACGAAAAGATTAAAAAGGGATTAGAAGAAGTCAATGGCAGCGAGAGCGAATCTTAGAATCGATCAAGGCGCAACATTTTCAACTGATGTAACTGTTACAAATAGTGACAATACAGCGTTTGATTTAACAGGCTACACTGCGTCTGCGAAACTATCACAAGGTTACGCTTCAACAAGAACAAGAACATCATTTACGACTGCGATTGCGTCAGATGCGACAACTGGTATTATTACATTATCTCTAACACCAGATCAAACTAACGCTTTAGAGGCGCCAGCGAGATACGTATATGATGTAGAGATATTAAAGACTTCCGATAGTACAATTACAAGAGTTATAGAAGGAATTATTACAGTAAGTCCATCAGTTACTACATAATCTTTAATAAATAGTTATTATAAATATACTTAAAAGAGAGAGTTTTAATGGCTGTTGTAAAGGCAAAAATCAATTCAAATAATTCAGCAGGACCTCAACAGGTCTCTGTTTCAATACCTAGCGCAACCGCTGCTCAAACTTTTCGAGCTTTAAATGACGTGAATGTAACTTCTCTTTCAGATGGTGCATTAATTCAATATGACGCTGCTACAGATAAATTTGTAACAAGAAACGAATTGCAAACAACCACAGGTACAATTACCTTTAACGGTGGTGCATTTTAACAGGAGAGAATTAATAAATGTCAACAATAATTCAGATTAAACGTAGTTCGGGAACTACAGCGCCAGCGACACTTAAATTAGGCGAACTGGCTTATACATATGGAACAGGTACTCAAGGTAATCTAGGAGATAGACTCTTTATAGGTGAAGGTGGAGTAGATGGTGATGGTAATGCCAATAATATTACAGTCATTGGCGGACAATATTTTACAGATAAACTAGATCACGTAGATGGTACACTTACAGCAAATTCAGCATTAACAGTCGATTCAAATTTAGCGATTGACACAATTAATGTTGGTAATGCTGCAGCCGCTGGTGGTCAAATCAAATTTAATGAAGGAACAAATAATGGTTCTCATTATGTAGGACTTAAAGCTCCAGCAAGTATTGCATCGAGTATCGAACTTACGTTGCCAAGTTCATTCTCAAATGGTCAATTCTTAACTGTAGACGGTTCTGGTGTTTTAAGTTTTGCTGCTATACCATCTGGTTCATTTACGATCCAAGATGATAGTTCAACGCAAGATACATTTACAACTGGTCAAACATTAACATTTGCTGGTGGTACTGGATTAACATCTGCAGTTACAGATAACACAGTAACATTTAATATTGATAGTACAGTTGCTACACTCACTGGTTCTCAAACGTTAACAAATAAAACATTAACATCGCCAGTTATTTCAACAATCAGTAACACAGGTACGTTGACATTACCTACTTCGACTGATACTTTAGTTGGAAGAGCAACAACAGATACATTAACAAACAAAACAATCAATAGTGCTTCAAACACAATAACAATTACTGAAGCAGATATTTCTGATTTAGGTTCTTACATTACCGCTTCAAGTACAGACACACTTACAAATAAAACATTTGACGCTAATGGTACAGGTAACTCAATATCAAATATTGAAGTTGCTGATTTTGCTTCAGGTGTTATTGATACTGATTTAAGTTCAGTATCAGGAAGTGATGATACACTTGCATCTGCGAAAGCGATTAAAGCTTATGTAGATACACAAACTGCAAGTCAGATGACAACGTTTACTATCTCTGATGATAGTTCAACAACGTCAACAATTACACAATCTGACACTTTACAGTTTTTAGGTGGAACAGGTATCGGTTCAACAGTATCTGGTGACACAGTAACTTTTGCAATTGATAACACAGTTACAACAAACTCTGGTACACAAACACTTACAAACAAAACAATTGATACAGCAAACAACACGATAACAATTGTTGAAGCAGATATTTCTGATTTAGGTGCTTACATCACTGCTTCATCTACTGATACATTAACAAACAAAACGATTAATGGTTCTCAGTTAGTTGATGGTTCAGTTGCGAATGCTAAATTAACTAATTCTACAATTACAGTTTCAGATGGTTCAAACTCAACTGCAACTGCTCTTGGTGGAACAATTACATTTAACGGTACAGCAAATGAAGTAGAAGTTGCTGAAAGTTCAGGTACAGTAACAATTGGTTTACCAAGTGATGTCACAGTTGGAAACAACTTAACAGTTACAGGTAACTTAACAGTTAATGGTACAACAACCACTATTTCAACAACTAATACAGTTGCTTCAGATACATTATTTGAATTAGGTAACGGAACAACAGGTTCGCCTGCTAATGACTCTGGTATCATTATTGAAAGAGGTGATAGTGATAACGCATTTATCGGATTTGACGAGAGTGCTGATAAGTTTATTGTTGGAACAACTACAGCGACAGGTGCTTCAACAGGTAATTTATCAATCACAACTGGTACTTTAGTTGCGAATTTAGAGGCGACAACAGCAACGTTAGGTGGAAGTGATGTTATTTCAACTGATAACACTAAAACTTTAACTAATAAAACAATTAGTGGTTCTTCTAATACAATATCTAACATTGGTAATTCTTCACTTACAAATAGTACATTTACTATTCAAGGAAGTGACTCATCAACAGATGCAGTTGCTCTTGGTGAAACATTAGTAATTGCGAATGGTGAAGGTATCCAAACAGCGATTGCTTCAAATACATTGACAATCACTGGAGAAGATGCAACAACTTCTAATAAAGGTATTGCTTCATTTAGTTCTGATAACTTTACAGTATCAAGTGGGGCAGTAACAGTTACTACGATTGACGGCGGAACATTTTAATTAATTATTAATTAGGAGATATAAGTGGCAACAGTCATAAAATTAAAAAGAAGTACGACAGCTTCTGCTGTACCTACTACGAGTGATCTAGCAGATGGTGAAGTCGCAGTTAATATAACTGATAAAAAAGTTTTTATGAGAGATGGTGCCAGTATTATTACTGTTGCCAACTTTAATGATGCTGCGAATATTGATCTGTCAGCTGTTGACCAAGATATTTTACCTGATGCTACTAATACTCGTAATTTAGGTTCAACCGATAAACGTTGGGCAGAATTATATTTAGCAGGTAGTACAATTAATCTAGGTGGTGCAACAATATCATCTGACGGAACAGGAACAATTAATATTTCTGCTGCTGGTGCTACTTTACCTGTTAATTCAAAGATTGAAGTTGCAACTAATACAACAAAAAATATAGCATTAGCTGACGAAAATCAAGGAACGGCAATTCGTTCAGTTCCATTTTTTAGTAATGCTGGTGGTTTAAGTACAGCCAATGCTTATTTAAACTTTAAAGCAAGAACAACAAATTATTTTGTTGCTAATTTTACATTAGCTAATGGTTCATCACTAACTGCAACAGCAGATGAACTGTTTTTATTTTAGGAGAAACTAATGGCAGAAAAATTACCTATACGAACAGTCTTTGATGAAAGTAACAACGCCACAGGTCTAGCGGAGTTTCAATCTGGTGAATTTATAGGTGTTACATATGGTGGTATTGGTACTAATACATTAACAACTAATTCAATTCTTTTAGGTAATGGTACGAGTGCTGTTCAAAATTCTGTAATACAAATTTCAGGTTCAACAATTTCATCATCAGATTCAACTTTAATTACAATTGATGATGGTTTATCAGTTACAGGTAATCTTTCTGTTACAGGAACAATTACAGGTTCAGGACTTTTAACATCATCAAGTACAGATACACTAACTAATAAAACTTTAACCACGCCAGTTATTGCTGAAATAGATAACGCATCAACTATTACACTTGACGCAGGTACAGATATTAATTTAGATGCTGATGGTGGTAATGTTTATTTAAAAGACGGTGGTACTCAATATGGTAATTTAAAAAATAACTCTGGTGAGTTACAAATTACTTCAGGTTCATCTAACACCGCTGCGATTACAATGTCAGGTGCAAATGTTACAATTGCTGGTAATTTAACTGTATCTGGCACAACAACAACAGTCAATTCAACAACAATTGATATACAAAATTCTTTAAGATTTGAGGGTTCTACTGATAATGAGTTTGAAACAAACCTTACCGTTACAGACCCTACAGCAGATAGAACAATTACATTTCCTGACGCAACAGGTAATGTTGCTTTATTTGTAACAGCACCTACCAGTGCAATTACAGATGGTTCAAACGGTCAGGTATTAAAAACGGATGGAAGTGGTAACTTAACTTTTGGTTCAGTTGCAACAAACTTAAATGAGTCAACATTATCAACAGCACCAGGTTCTGAAGGTAACTTTGATTTAAGTTATGACCCCACTCAAACTACACAGGAAACACCTTTTGAGTCTACATCAACAGACGCATTTGGTATTGCTTTATCAGCAAACACATTTAGTTATAACGATCCAGTAGGATTAACAAACACAATAGATTTAGGAGCGTTTTCGTAAGAAAAAGTATTATAAATAAGTATAGGAGATTTTTAAATGCCAACAGTATTACAGTTTAGAAGAGGAACTACTGCTCAAAACAATTCTTTTACTGGATCAGCAGGGGAAGTTAGTGTTGATACAAGTATAGATACGCTTAGAGTACACGATGGTTCAACAGCAGGTGGATTTGAGATTACATCAAACGCTGCAACTCAAACATTAACAAATAAGACAATTGACGCAAGTAACAACACATTATCCAATATAGGTAATAGTTCATTAACTAATTCAGCAATTGCTGTTACAGATGGTTCAACATCAACAAACGTTGCTTTAGGTGGTACATTAACAATTCAAGGTACAACAAACGAAGTTGAAGTAGGTGAAAGTTCTGGTACAATAACTGTTGGCCTACCAGATAACGTCACTATTGGTGGTAATGCTACTATTACAGGTAACTTAACTGTCAATGGAACAACAACTACAGTTAACTCTACAAATACGACTTTAGATGATAACTTATTAGAATTAAATTCAGGTGCATCTACAAACTCAAATGATTCTGGTATTATTATTGAAAGAGGTAGTACAGGTGATAACGCAATTATTGCTTGGGACGAAAGTGCTGACAAATTTGTTGTTGGTACTACAACTGCTACTGCGTCAGATACAGGAGATTTAACTATCTCTACAGGAACTTTAGTTGCAAATATTGAAGCAACAACTGCTACATTAGGTGGTAGCGATATTATTTCAACAGATAATACAAAAACACTTACAAACAAAACAATAGATGCTGCAAACAATACATTATCTAACATTGGTAATGCTTCACTTTCAAATTCAAGTATTACAATTAACGGAACAGCTATTTCACTAGGTTCTAGTGGAGAAATCTCTGCTGGTACAGCGTGGCAGGCCGTTAAAACAGCGGCGTTTAATGCTTCTGCTGGTGAAGGATATTTTGTAAATACAACAAGTGCTGCAATTACAGCAACACTTCCATCATCTCCAACACAAGGTGATGAAGTATCATTTATTGACTACGCTGGAACATTTGATTCAAATAACTTAACAGTTGCCAGAAATGGTAAAAACATACAAGGTTCAGCAGCTGACCTAACTGTTGCTACAGAACGGGCTGGGTTTACACTTGTTTTTGTAGATGACACACAAGGTTGGTTGCTAAAAGATAAATAGTGACCGCTTATAAAGAAATACAAGGCATATCAGTTCAAACAGTAGCGGGTGATCCACCCGCTCCTTTAACAGGACAAATCTGGTACAATTCTAGCACAGGTACTTTTAGAGTTAGTAAAGTTGGTCTAGTTGGTTCTTGGTCTACAGGTGGTAATTTAAATACAACAAGAGAGGGTTCAGCAGGAGCAGGAATTCAAACAGCTGCTTTAGCTTTTGGAGGAGATTTAGCACCAGCTTTAGGAGGATCAACTTCAACAGGAGTAACAGAATCTTACAATGGAACTAGTTGGACTGAAGTAAATGATTTAAGTACAGTAAGACATGTTTTAGCAGGATGTGGAACCCAAACAGCTGCTTTAGCTTTTGGTGGATTTAGTAGCCCCCCAACAACAAGGCACACACAAACAGAATCTTGGAATGGAACCAATTGGACGGAATTAAATGATTTAAATACAGGAAGAAATAATTTAGCAGGTGTAGGAACACAAACAGCAGCTTTGGCCATTGCTGGTTATCCAGCTCCTACAGGTGTAACAGAAACTTGGAATGGTACCAATTGGACCGAAGTTAATGATTTAGGTTATATGCAAGGTTTAGCTGCAGCTGGTACCCAAACAGCAGCTTTAGTTTTTGGTGGTAGTGGAGATTCTCCAAAAACAACAACAGATACTTGGAATGGAACAAATTGGACAGAGGTCAATGGTTTAAATACAGGAAGAGATGATTTAGGAGGGGTTGGAACTAATACAGCTGCTTTAGGTTTTGGTGGTAATGTTCCAGGAGCTCCTAGAACAGGTGCAACAGAAACTTGGAATGGAACCAATTGGACGGAATTAAATGATTTAAATACAGGAAGAAGCAAATTTGGTGAGGCAGGTGCTAGTAACACATCAGCTTTGGCTTTTGGTGGTGAATCACCAGCCACAACAAATGCAACCGAAGAATGGAGTGAAGCACCAGCTCAAGTAACCGAAACCATAACTGAAGTATAAAAAAGAGAAAAAACTATGAGTACATATAAAGAAATAAACGGAACGGCAATAGAAGCATTATCTGCGGATCCACCAAATCCACAAAACGGCCAAGTATGGTATCGTACAGATTTGGGTAAGTTTAAAACTCATAAGGAAACTGCTGCTGGTGCGTGGGCAACGGGTGGAACTATGAATACATTAAGACAACAAATGGCAGGAGCTGGAATACAGACAGCTGCTTTAGCTTTTGGTGGATATTCACCTTATTTTACGCTTACAGAATCTTATAATGGATCTAACTGGACTGAAGTAAACGATTTAAATACAGCTAGATATGGTCTAGGGGGTTCAGGAACTCAAACAGCAGCTTTAGGTTTTGGTGGATTTGCTCCACCTACTCAAGCATTAACAGAAACTTGGAATGGTACCAATTGGACTGAAGTTAATGATTTAAATACAGCAAGAAGAAGTCTAGGTGGAGCAGGAACTAATAATACAGCAGCTTTAGCTATTGGAGGACTTTTAGACACTGGAGGAACTCCTGAAATTTTTGCAGGAACAGAATCTTGGAACGGTACCAATTGGACAGAAGTGAATGATTTAAATACAGCTAGATTTTTTTTAGGTGCAGATGGCACAAATACATCAGCTTTAGCTTTTGGTGGAGATGCTCCTCCTATTACAGCTGTAACAGAATCGTGGAATGGTACCAATTGGACTGAAGTTAATGATTTAAATACAGCAAGAGATAATTTAGCAGGAGCTGGAACTGATAATACATCTGCTTTAGCTTTTGGTGGAAATAACCCCATCCCTGGTTATTTAGCCATAACAGAATCTTATAATGGAACAAGTTGGACGGAAGTAGCAGATTTAAATACTGGAAGACAAAATTTAGCAGGAACAGGTACAAAAGCAGCTGCTTTAGCTTTTGGAGGTGAACCTACTTCTGAAACTGAAGAATTTAACGCACCAGCCCAAGTAACAGAAACAATAACACTAGAATAGAATTATAAATAGTAAGAAAAAGGAGAAACAACAATGGCACACAAAACATATCAATACTGCGTTGCTGAAAATTGGGGAAAAGGTTTTATTAACTCATTTGAATCGGCAACTATTGGTTTTAGAAGTTTTCCTGGTAACATTTGGAGAGTACCTGCTCACAACAAAGACGCAAATCTTTGGATTAATAAAGTATTAGGTACACCAAAAACACTAGCAGAAGCACAAGCAATCGTTGACGCTGAAGTATCAACATCTCAAACTACTTGGGATAATGACAATGTAGAGGGTGAAACATCAGAACAAAAGATTGAAAGACTTGGCGCTAGACCAGCTGACATTACATTAGAAGAATAACAAACAGGTATTTAAATGGCCGATTACGCTAGTGAAAAGGGAATAAAAGTCCAAACTGTCGCAGGAGATCCTCCAGCACCGTTTGAAGGACAGGTGTGGTATAACTCCTCAACAGGCAGTCATAGAGTTAATAAAGGCGCTTTAGTGAGCGCTTGGTCAACAGGTGGGGATTTAAATACAGGAAGAGGATATGCAGCAGGTGCTGGAACACAAACAGCTGCTTTAGGTTTTGGTGGATTTGCTCCACCTTCAACCGGTGCAACAGAATCTTATGATGGCACAAGTTGGACAGAAGTTAATGATTTGAATACGGCAAGAATGGTTTTAGCAGGAGCTGGAACTCAAACTGCAGCTTTAGGTTTTGGTGGAAATGCTGATCCTGCTCCCATTACAGCTGCAACAGAATCTTGGAATGGTACCAACTGGACAGAAGTAAATGACTTAAATACGGCAAGACAACAATTAGCGGGAGCAGGAACTAATACAGCAGCTTTAGCTTTTGGCGGAAATTCTCCACCTACAACAGGCGCAACAGAATCTTGGAATGGTACCAATTGGACTGAAGTTAATGATTTAAATACAGCAAGAAATGTTTTAGCAGGAGCTGGAACTCAAACTGCAGCTTTAGGTTTTGGTGGATATCCACCACCTGGCACCAGTACTGCAACAGAATTATGGAATGGTACGAATTGGACAGAAGTCAATAACTTAAATACCGGAAGAGATAAATTAGGAGCAGCTGGAACTTCAACGGCAGCTTTAGGTTTTGGTGGATATAAATCCCCTGCTGATAGAGGTGAAACAGAAACTTGGAATGGAACTAATTGGACTGAAGTTGGTGATTTAATCACAGCAAGAAGAGGTTTGGGAGGAGCTGGAACTCAAACAGCTGCTTTAGGTTTTGGTCGATGGCCGACAGGGCCTAATTCCATAACAGAAGAATGGTCAGAAACAGGAGGCAATCAAAGTATTGCTTCAAGTTAGATAAATAAAAGAGATGACAAAATATAGAGAAATAAAAGGAACACTCATACAAAACGTAAGTGCTGACCCGCCAGCGTCCTTTGAGGGCCAGGTGTGGTATAATACTACAAGTAACGCTTTAAAGATTGATAAAGGGGCTTTAGTGGGCGCTTGGGCTACTGGTGGTGCTTTAAATACGGGAAGAGCAAAATTAGGAGGAGCAGGAGCTACTAATACAGCTGCTTTAGCTTTTGGTGGTGGGCCATACCTAGCCGAAACAGAATCTTATAATGGAACCAACTGGACTGAAGTGAATGATTTAAATAGTGCAAGAGAAAAATTAGTAGGAGTAGGTACATCAACTGCTGCTATAGCTGTTGGGGGAAGACCAAATACTCATGGAGCAAAAACAGAAAACTGGAATGGAACTAATTGGACTGAAGTTAATGATTTAAATAGTTTAAGAAATTATATGGGAGGTTGTGGTATCAGTACAGCCGCTTTAGTTTTTGGTGGTAATGCTACTCCGGTTTTACCTGGAACTAGTGTAGTTACAGAATCCTGGAATGGAACTAATTGGACAGAATTAAATGATATGAATACTGGAAGAAGTGGTCTAGCAGGAGCTGGAACTCAAACAGCAGGAATTGGTTTTGGGGGGTATACTCCAGGAGATACAAATCAAGCATTAGCAGAATCCTGGAATGGAACTAATTGGACAGAAGTCAATGACTTAAATACAGCAAGACGTTTTTTGGGAGGCGCTGGATCTACTAATACAGCTGCTTTAGCTTTTGGTGGGTATGGACCAACAGGACAAACAGAATTATATAATGGAACCAACTGGACAGAATTAGCAGATTTAAGTACTGCAAGATTTAGACTAGCAGGAGCTGGAACTATCCCATCTGCATTAGCTATTGGTGGCGTAGGTTCCCCTACGGCAACCGAAGAATGGTCAACAACAGGCGGTATAGAAACTATAACCTCAAGTTAAACTAAATATAACTAAATAGATTATTATATATAGTGTATAATAAATAAAGTGAAGGATTGAAAAATGACAAAAGAAAACTTAAAAGCCCTAATTGAAAAAGAAGGTGAAAACCTTAACAGTCTTTTAGAAGTACAAGATTTAAAAGACTTTAAAGCGATGACGGCCGAGTTGAAAGATACTTGGACTAAAAAACAAATGTTTCGTACAGAAACAGAAGCAAGATTTTCCGTACTACAAGACAATAGATACCCTACCAAAGCAGCAAAATACTGGCAGTGTGTAAGAGAACAAGCAAGTTATTTGGACAATTTAATGTCCCTATCGTTTTCATATAGAAGAAACGAAGCAAAAATTGGTTGGTTAGAAAAAAAAATAATAGAAGAACAAGACGAATATAAAGCAACAAAATATCAAATTGATTTAGACGAGTGTAAGTATGTCAAAGCGTCTATGGAAAAACAAGCGTACCATAGAATGAGAGAAATCAAAATGTGGTCTAAATTGAAAAAAGAATTTAACGATGGTTCTTTTGATGACAAAGATGTTAACACACACCAGTTAGAGTCTTACGGTAGACAGTATGCCGAAAAAGCAAAACAATTAACTGAACATTCTTCAGATACAGATAGATTTAATGTACTAGGACAACTACAGTCATTACAAAGAATTAAAAAATCTGGTGAATTACTTGGTAGTTACGAAAAAAAAGAACAATTGTCTAAACCTGACGATTCAAATTCGTAATTAGTTGTTTTTTAGTCTTTAGTTTTCTTATAAATATGTAAGAGAACTAGAGGTATCGCATGGCAACACCATCAAGTAGAGAACAATTAAAACAATACGCTTTAAGAGCACTCGGAAAGCCAGTCATAGAAATTAACGCTGATGACGACCAATTAGAAGATAGAATTGATGAAGCGTTACAATATTTCTCACAATATCACTATGACGGTATAAGAAGAACATACTTAAAGTATCAATACACACAGGCTGATTACGATAGAATAAATGCTGATACAATAGAATCAG